AATATCGTAGAAAGCACTGTTCCCCATGTTGATTGTGTCATGTCCAGTGCAGTATTGGTACATCTCAGTGATGTTAATTGTGAGAAAGCCATTCTCAATATGTGTATGTCTGCCAGAAAGGTAATTGTTTTACAGGAAAATTTCCAGAGAAGGGATTATGAAATGCTTTTTAAACAGATGCAGCCGCCAGGATGGGAGTCTTCGAAAATTGAAAGTACACATATTACTTTTTCAGATCAAGAAGAGGATGTTTCTTCTATAATGGTAATAAAAAAGAATGATGAAAGTCCTGCTCATATATCCTAACGTAGCCAAGACCCTGCAGATTCCTATGGGATTGGCTTACATCTCCTCATATCTGAAGGAGAATGGGATAGAAGTGTTCTTGTGGGACGGTACATTCGATTCAGTATTTAAACTCAAGGTCCAGGTAAAAGATATAGAACCTGATGTTATTTGCTTCAGTGCCCTGTCTCCGGACTACGCCTTTGTTGAGGCACTGGCCAGGGAGTTAAAAAGCATAACGAATGTTCCTTTTGTGATAGGAGGTTATCACGCGACATTTGCACCCTTCAATGCAGGGGCGTTCGATTTTGTAATTAAGGGTGAGGCAGAGTATTCCCTTCTTGATTATCTGCAGGGTAAGTCATTGATGACCGTTGTCACAGGCAAGCTTGCCGACGTGAATAAACTTCCCTGGTCGGACCATGAAATGTTTAAGCGTCATTTTACCAAACAGCTTAATTGGGAATCTGACAATCATAAAACTTCAGGTGTGTTTCTCACTGCCCGGGGATGCCCGTTCAGATGCACCTACTGCTCATGTGATTCCATGGCAAAACTGTATGAAGAAAAAATAACCAGGTTCCGGGATGTTGATGACATCATAGATGAGGTGGCTACTATCACGGACCGGTATGCCATGGACATGGTTTGGTTTACTGATGAGACATTTACTGTGAATAAAAAGCGAACTATTGAATTGTGTAAAAAGTACAGGGATTCCATTTCGGTCCCATTCTCCGTGGAGACAAGACCGGATACTGTAAACGAAGAAGTCCTGGTGGCCCTCAAACAGGCAGGCTGCACTACCATCCGCATGGGGATTGAAAGTGGTGTGGACAGGATCCGTAATGGTCTATACAAACGCAATATGCCCCGGAAGAAGATCCTTGATGCATTTCACACGGCAAAGAAAGTAGGTCTGAAGACTACATCATATAACATCATAGGAGCACCCACGGAGACAGTGGAGGACATCAGAGCGACGATCGACCTGAACGTGGAGTGTGGGGTTGAGTCAGGGAAGATGACGCTTCTGAGCGTCTTTCCCGGTACCAGGATGTGGGATTATTGCAAAGAGCATGGTTACAAGATCCGGGAGGAATATCCGGAGAACTATTATATAGATTCAAACATTACACATGAAACCTTGTCTGTATCTCAGCTTATCGAGTTACGGCATGAATTTAATCAAACGGTATGAAAATAGGAGTCATAGGAGCAAATGGGTTTATTGGCCGGGAGATTTACGATCATCTGCCGGAGTCAGATCGGCATATGATCTTCCGTGAATCATGGAAGGATATTCATTATGATGTCATAATAGATGCCAATGGTAGCAGTATGAAGTACCTGGCACAAACTAATCCGATAGGGGACTTTGACGCATCTGTTAACTCGGTTATGCACTATGTCAATCATTTAAAATATGACAAATATATCTATCTATCGTCCATAGATGCGGCAACAGCCAGATTAAGTAATTATGGTTTTAATCGCAGTATTGCTGAACAAGTTGTAACGAAGTACGCCGATAACTGGACTATTATCAGATTGTGTTCTGTTATAGGGCCAGAAGCTCAGAAAGGTATTGTCTATGACATACTTAATGACAATAAGTTATTTGTGACGAAAGCTAGTTTTATCCAAATCATTCCCGCGCATACAGTGGCGGTGAAGATAAAAGAAGCGTTTCACGGAGAGGATTACAAGACTCTTGCGTTTTATTCAAATGGTGGTATAGGTGTGAATAAAATTTGCCACATGTTTGGGAAGGATCCGGATGTGGATGACGCTGCAGAAACACAATATTATAACGAGGCTGCAGGAGTAGGATTTTTAACCCCAGAGGAATATTTAAAAGAAGCATTTTATGAAAGAGTGGTCTAACCCATGGAATCCGTTTAACAGCGCCAAAGTGTTGCTGTGGAAAGAGCACCTGGAAGCATGTGCAAAGGAGGATTATCTACCCCCAGTTACGGTGGATATCGATCCGTCGAATAAGTGTATGTTTGATTGTCCACACTGCAATGCCTATACCATGATGCAGCATAGTGGGAACCTTATGAGTGGGGACCACATGACCAAGCTTGTTGATTTCCTTGTACACTGGCGGGGATCCACGAGGCATAATACTCCCATGAGTGCATGCATCAGCGGTGGTGGGGAACCTTATATGAACAAGGAAATGACTACCCTGCTTGAGGCCATGTATGGGAACGGCATGGAATCAGGGATTATCACAACTGGATTTCCCATGACAAACAAGGATATCGATGTGGCTGCAATAACTGCACGGTGGGTAGGGTTCTCTGTGGATGCAGCCAATAGCCAAACGTATCAAAAGATAAAGGGTATTGGTTCCGATAAGGCGTTTAACAAGGTTATTGAGAATATGAAAAAACTTGTGAAACGTGTGGAGCACCACAAAAGCAAGTGTGATGTGGCTTTCAAGTTCCTGCTCACTCCGGAGAACGCTAATGATGTCTATGCTGCAATAAAGCTTGCGAAGGAGATTGGTGTGAAGGATTTCCATCTGCGTCCTGCGGGTTGGGATAACTTGGCAAAAGTGACTGAGAAGCCTGCATTTGACCACAATGTTATAAATTATATAAATGACCAAATAGAAGCTGGGATGGGTCTTGAGGATAAAAACTTCAGAGTATTCGGGATACGGCACAAGTTTAATCCTGATTTCTCCAGAAAGATAAACTTCTCCAGGTGTTGGGCAATTCCCCTGATTCCTACGTTTGGTGCCGATGGCAACGTACATCTGTGCTTTGACATGCGTGGCCGGGAAGATCTTATCTTGTGTAGACATGATCCAGACCCCTATGAATTACTACGATTCTGGAATACGGACCGGCACCGGGAAGTAGTTCGTAGTGTGCAGGTTGAGGATTGTCCCAGGTGCACCTTCGGGTCATATAATGAGATAGTAGAGAAAGTTATTATTGATGATTCAATGTGTAAATATTTTCCATAATGAAAGATCCTATTTTAATAACCGGATGTGCGCGTAGCGGTACCAGTATGATTGCAGGTGTAATCAACATCTGTGGTGCTTTTGGAGGAGATATGGCCGGTCCCAATGCAAACAACCAAAAAGGGATGTTTGAGAATTCTGTGATACGGGGACAGATAGTTAAGCCTTATTTGAAACAAATAGGAGCAGATCCCCAGGCACAATATCCTTTGCCGAACACGGAAAATCTTTTGATTCCGAGGGATTGGAGATCCCGGGTGGAGGGTGTGATGAACGTTCAGGGGTACACTGGGGGTCCATGGATGTATAAGTGTCCAAAGATGGGATTGCATTGGCCTGTTTGGCATTATGCCTTTCCCAATGCCAAATGGATCATTGTTCGTCGCAGAACGGGTGATGTCGTTGACTCCTGTATGAAGACGGGTTTCATGAAGGCATTTGCCAAGCCCGCAACTCAAAAGGCTGTTGGGGTCACCAATGAACGCGATGGTTGGATTTGGTGGGTACGTCAGTTTGAACAACGATTTGTTGAAATGATTACTGCAGAAGATGGGCCGAATTGCAAACAGATCTGGCCACATCGTATGGTGGATGGTAATTATGATCAGCTGTATGAAACGATTGATTGGTTGGGATTGGAATGGAACACAGGGGCACTCGAGTTTATAGATCCATTATTGTGGCATAGTAGAAAACAATTAAAAAAGCCTATTCATGGTATACTTGATAACAGGTAAAAAAGATGCCGGTAAAACGACTTACGGAAAGCGTTATGCCGAAGAACTGAAAGCAGCAGGTCATAAAGTACTTATGATCGATGGTGATGAATTCCGTGAAAAGAATAAGAATGCGGATTTTACCGACGAAGGTAGGATCAAGAATCTGATGGGAGCAGCACAAATGGCTGCTGAGTTTGAAGACAAAGGATACATTGTTATCCTGGCATTCGTTGCTCCCAAGAGGGAGTGGCGGGATATGATGAGAAAACTCTGGAGGATGAGCGTAGTTATTTATATCCCTGGTGGAACGCTTTGGCCAGGGACAGAATATGAACGTCCCGCAGATGGGGAATTAACAATACATGCCTTATACATGGCTAAACAAATATAATTATGGCACGAGTAACAGCAAATGGAGTAAAAGAGATTATACCGGGAACCACTCTTGGTGATACGGCAATTGATGTATTTATCAATGCCGCTGGTTTGATTATCAATAGTGTGTTTGCCAATGCATCTACAACTCCAAGTGAGGCGATTCTCACAGAGATGGAGAGGTTTTATACAGCCCATATGATATCTTCCACAAATTACAGGCTTCCTGCCAGGGAGAAGGTGGGAGATGCTGAAATAGAGTATGGGAGCAAGGTGGAGTATGTGGGCAAGGGTTATGATCGATTGTCCGGCACTCCATATGGACAGACTGTATTGGATTTGGATCCTACGGGTATGATGAATACAGTGGGGAAAAGAGCAGTTAAAATATTTGCAATACCAAGCTTTTAGTAATGAGTATATCTGAACTAATGACAAGAAGCTGTACACAGACAGCAGTGTACTGGGGAACTCCGGTAAAGGATGGATATGGGGGATTTACCTTCGATGATCCGGTGGAGATACCGTGCCGATGGGAAGATCGTATTGGTCAGTTTACCAGCAACAAAGGTGAACAGGTTTATACCAAAGCCACTGTGTACGTTCTGCAGGATCTTGAAGAAGATTGTTGGTTGTTCTTGGGGACCCTGGCAGATTTAAGTGATGAAGATGATACATCTCAACCGAAGACGGTTACGGATGCCTTTGAAATTAAACGATTTGATAAGTTACCAGCAATGGGATCACAAACTGAATTTGTACGAAAAGCATATTTATAATGGCTAGATCACGAATGGGTCATATAAGGCGATTGAGTCGCGCAGGGTTATCTTCTACGACCGCATCTAGTAGAAAGTTTCGTGGAATGGATCGTGTTATGCGTAATCTCAATATGGAGCTTGATAAAATGAAAAGAGGATCTGCTCAGGGATTGCTTGATGCTGTGGCTTTTATACATGCAGATACTGAAAAGACTCCTCCATTAACACCGGTTGATACGGGTAATCTTAGAAGTAGTTGGTCCACCAGGTTCTTTCGAAAGAATAAAAAGAGTGTGGTCATATTTGGATACTCTGCAAAGTATGCTCTATTCGTTCATGAAATGATTGGTCCTGTAAACTGGACTAGAAAGAATTCAGGTGCCAAATGGTTTGAATATGCAATTAAAAGAAATGTTGATAGAATTCTGGTAATTATTGCCGGGAGAGCAAAGATAAAAGGATGAATGCACAATCAGTAGATATAAAGGATATGTTGGAAGCGGAGAGCTCTTTGGGGCTCACATTCGCTACAGATCTGTTCATTGGAAAAGAACCGGAAACTCCAGATGATACGGTTACCATAATTGATACCATGGGTTTTCCGGAT